AAGAACCAAAGAAAAAGAAAGATATTTTAAAGAGTTATTTATAAAAAATAAAAAAAATCGATATTGTAATAATTATATATAGAGATTTAACTTTATTTAACTATTAGGTATATTTGAGTTATATTATGTTAACTATATTATCATATAATATATATGTTTAAGATTATTCTTAACTTTGCTACATATTTATCTTTAATGATAAAGAAAAGATTACTGAACTGTAATTAGAATTAGAATTATTAATTATCAAAATCACTTTTATGGAATATTTTATATGTCCTTTTTGTGAAGAAAAGATTAGGATTACTACTGAAGGTTTACAACATTCTGGCAGTAATCCTTTTCATTCCTTCAGGTACAGTAAATCTGAATTAAAATCTTTAATGGATTTAAATGAAAGCTACTCTAATCTTATTTATAATATAAAAAATAAATTTCATAGTATAGAAGATAGTATAAAAGATAATATATAAATAAAGTTTTATAAGTATAATACAAGTTTTATAAGTGAATTATAATGGAAGTAATAAAAAAAGTTCTTCAATTAAAAGAAGATAAATATTATAGTACTCATTTAAGTATTATAAATGCAATGCTTCCTGTAACTTTAACACCAAAAGAGATAGAAGTACTTGCTGCTTTTATGAGTTTAAAAGGTGATATTGCAAATGTAGATAGATTTGCAACTTCTTGCAGGAAGATTATAAAAAAGAAACTAAATTTATCAGATGGTGGTTTAGGTAATTACATTAAGTCTTTAAAATCTAAAGGTTTTATTAAAGAAAATGAAGAAGGTATTTTATTTATACCTAAAGTTTTATTTGCAGAAGAAAAATCTCAAGGTTATATGTTTAAAATAGAAAAGTTATGAGTTTTAAATCACAACATCCTATGGATATAGTACATAGGGTATTAGCAATGGAAGTTATAAGAGAGTTAGGTGCTGAAGTAGTTAAAGATTTAAATCCAAACCTTATTAAATCTTATATTGAAGAAGATGAAGAAGGTAATGAAACAGAAGTCTTGGAACTTGATTTTGAGTATATGTTGTTTGATGCTCCTATTTATCAAATTGAGTTAGCTTTAAAAAAACTTGAAGAAGATGATCCAGAGAAAATTTCTTCTTTTGTAGGTTTAGATGGTAAACATCTTAAGTATAATTCTAAAACAAATAAAGAGAAAAAACATGAGATTAGAAACAAATGATCTTGTAACAGGATTTTTTGAGAAAGTAAAAGATGAATATCCTGATTTATCTTATAACGATATAAAGGAAATAGTTTTATATCCCTGGTTTTATTTAAAAGACATTATGGAAAATGGTAGTTTCGAAAATGTAAGATTAAAGTATTTTGGGGAATTTAGTGTTCCACTACATAGAGCAAAAAAATTATTAGAGGAAGCAAAAATAAGATTTAGTAAACAGTGGATGACTCCAAAACAATTTTTTAAGATAAAAAATAATCTTGAAACTTATATTGCAAACTATGAAGAGCCTAAGGAAGACTAAACCAAGAATTAGGTGCTGGTAGAATTATACATAAAAATGCTGTAAGTGATGTATTTATTAATTTAGGTACTCTTTATGACTATCAGATAAAAAGAGGTATGGATACACACTCTGCAAAGAAGCTTATAGCTTGTGGTTATCAACATTATTCATTATATAATGGTGAATTTCCATATATAGTCGATATAAAATCAGAAGTAAATATAAATAGTTTTGAGAAAATATCTCAGTCTGCAAGAGTTACTGAAGTTAATAATAATATTATAAATCTTGAGGATATTTATCCTGTATTAAAGTTACTATAATAATATGTCATATTTATTTAAAATAGAAGATAAAATAGTTCAACCTACTGAAGAAGTTTTATTAATAAGTCCATTTAAAGAAATTTGGGAAAGAGATAAATCCAAAGGTAAAGAAATTGCATTAAAAGAGTTTGCATTTATAGAATTTACTGTATCTTTGTTAGCCAGTAATCCTTATAAAGGTTATAGTGAATCTATAAGAGATAGTATAGTTCAGCAAGATATTTTTAAAGATATAGAATGGAAACCTGATAAATTAATTGAAGAAGGAAAGAAGAAGTTTGAAAGTTTTCAAAAAGATGGTTCACAAAGTTACACTTTATATAAATCTGCAGTAGCTGCAAAAGATAAACTTGTGAATTTTCTTAATGAGATTGATATTAATGAAAGAAATTTTAAAACAGGAATGCCTATTTATAAACCAAAAGAATTAACATCAGCATTACTTGATGTTGATAAAGTTATTGCTTCTTTAGATGTTTTAAAGAAAAAAGTAGAAGAAGAATTATTTGAATCAACAAAAGTAAAAGGTCAAAAAGAAATTTCAATATTTGCTAAATTAGAAAGTTTAAATTCTTAAATAAAAATCATGGAAAAGAATAAAAGTCTATTAGACATTATAAATGAAAAAAATAATAGAAGTGTAAATCAAAATCCTTGTATTGAGATAGCTTCTTTATTAATAAAAAGTGTAAATGATGCTCATATTACACATTTAGTACAAAAAGATAGAACACTTGCAAGACACACTGCTCTTGAGAAATACTATGATGGAGCAGTAGAAGATATTATTGATACTATAGTTGAAACAACAATGGGTTTATATCCAGTTGATGATATTAAGGTAGAATCAAGTTGTGCTATAGATGATCCTGTAAGTTATTTTAAAAATCTTTATTCTAAAATTGAAAGTTTAAGAGAAAGTGTAAAGGAATCTTTCTTACTTAATCAAATAGATGAAGTACAACAAGAAATTGCACATACATTATATAGATTAAATTTTATAACAACTTAATAGGTATATGCGAGATGTAGCAATGGTAGCTTACAAGTTTCATAATCTTGTGGTTACAGGTTCGAATCCTGTTCTCGCAACTTAATATTATATTTTATGTCTGATATAAGAAATAAGGATGGTATTTGGATAAACTCTAATCTTTTTAGAGAAGATGCTTTACATTATAAAAAATATGGATATTATTGCAGTGATCCTTGGGGAAGTTCAGCATGGTATGAATATTGGAAAGAGCAAAGAAAAAGAATAATAGAAGGTTTTGAAGTTGGTGGAGCAAAAATAACAGGTGATCATTACTTTTATCTTAATTTTTGTCCTATAAACAAATCTGAAGATACTACAAGTAAAAGATCAAGAAAAGTACTTGATTTTCCAGATTTCTGGGATGGAGATTACGATTACTTTTGGGCAAGAGATATTGCAAAAAAAGGTATTTGTGAAAGTTTGAATCTCTCTAAAGAAGAAATAGATAGATTAGATAATCTTGATAAAGAAGATAAAATAAAAGAACTTGAAAAGTATTATAGTAATCTTAAATTATTTAATAAAATAAGACCTTATGCTCTTGAAGGTGGATATAATCTTATTGTAGGTAAATCAAGACGTAAAGGTTATAGTTTTAAAAATGCAGCTGTAGGTGTCAAGAATTATTTTACAAGTCCTAACAGTCTTACTATATATAGTGCTTATGAAAAAAAATATCTTTACCCTAAAGGTATTTTTACTATGGCAACTAATTATATAAATTTCATAAATGATAATACAGCATGGATAATGCCTTCTGACTATGTTGATAGAACAGATCACAGGAGAGCTTCTTATAAAGAGTATAAAAATGGGGTACAAATAGAGAAAGGCTTTAAGTCAGAGATTATGGCTCTTACATTTAAAGATAATCCTGATGTTACACGTGGTAAAGATGCTATAGACCTTATAATAGAAGAAGCTGGTGCTTTTGGTACTCCAGGTTTATTAAAAAATTGTTATGCTGCATCAGAAGATACCGTAAAAGATGGTGAAATAAAAACAGGTCTTATTACAATATTTGGTTGTGTTTGTAAGGGAACTAAAGTATGGGATAAAAAAGGTAGGTTAGTAAATATCGAGGATATTACAAAAGATACAGGTATAATAGGTTATGGAGGAATAGGTACTACTAAGGAACATATACCTTATTTACAACCTCCAACAAAAAAAGAGTGTCTTAGAATCACTACAAATAAAGGTTTTAGCATAGAGTGTAGTACTGACCATCCATTACTTTGGTCTAAAAATCATTGGGTGAAGGATTTAGATAATAGGAAAAAAGTTACCTTTAAAAGAGCCTCCAATATAAAAATTGGAGAACAGTTAATGAGAGTTAGACAAGTACCTAATTTTGGAGAAGAAATTATGAAATATCCAAGATTAGTTGGATTATTAATAGGTGACGGTTATTATGGAAAAGATTCTACACCTCAATTATGTATAGCTGATGAAGGTATTTTTGATTATTTAAACTCTTTAGGTTTAAAATATACAATCTATAAGGATTGTGATGAAATGTTTTATAAGTATGTAGGACTAAAAGATTTCCAGAAAAATCTAAAAATTTTAGGTATATATGGTCAAATTAAACAAGAAAAAAGATTACCTATAGATATTTGGAAATATGATTATAAAAGTATTTGTGAACTTTTAGGTGGATACTTTGATGCAGATGGCTCAATAAGTCATAATGTAAAAAAGAACTCTTATAAAATAACATTAACCTCAGTAGTTAAAGAACTTTTAGAAGAAGTAGAAATTCAATTATATAAGTTAGGGATAAGATGTAGAATTTTTGAAAGGACAGATAAATCAAGTGTAAATATAAAATCTAAGATTAATAAAAAAGAATCTACTATAAATAGTTCTAAATCTTATACTTTAGAAATACACTCTATCACTGATATAATAGAATTTAAAAAACATATTTATTTTACAGATAAGAAAAAACAGATTATATTAGATAGTGTAGATACCAAAAGAAAAGGTAGAGATAAATATGATAATTGTTTATTTATAGAATCAGAAGATGTACCAAACACTTTCTTTGATAAGAAAAATATTCCCTTTAACAATCTTGAAGCTTGCTATGTAACATCTATTGAAAATATTGGTTTACAACCTATTTATAATTTAAATGCTGGAGTAAGTCATACATATATCACAAATGGTTTTATATCTAAGAATACTTCAGGTGATATGGAAGGTGGTACTGCAGATTATGCGGAAATGTTTATGAATCCTGAGAGATTTGGACTATTACCTTTTGAAGATGTTTGGGAAGAAGAGGAAAAATTTAAAGGTGGTACTACAGGATTTTTTCACCCTGCACATCTTAATTTACCAGGAGCTTACGATAATAATGGTAATTCTAATCTTGAGCAATCAAAAAATATAATTATAAATGAAAGAACCATAAGAGCAAGTAAAGGAGCTACTGCAACTGATATTGCTAAACTTTGTCAAGAAAAGCCTTTAAAACCAAGAGAAGCATTTGCATATTCCACATTTAATATCTTTCCTACATTTGAAATCCAAAAAAGACTTGATACACTTAAAATAAAAGGTTGGGATAAATTAAAAGGTCAACCTGTAAATCTTTATAGAGACCCTGATACACAAAAGGTTGTAGCCGAGCCAGATATGAAAAATGAACTTCAACCTATAAGAGAATATAGATATAAAGGTCCTGATTTAGGTGCTGTAGTTATTTATGAGCAACCCATATCTAACCCCCCTAAAGGTTTATATAAAATAGGGTATGACCCTGTAAGACAGGATAATGGAACTTCTTTATCAGCAATAATAGTCTATAAAGGTTTTGATAAAAATTCTTTTACAAAAAATAAAATAGTAGCTGAATATATAGGAAGAACTGAAACTCCAGATGATGCTCACCATATTGCAGAATTATTAGCAGAGTTTTATAATACCCAGATAATGTATGAAAATGAAGTTCCTGATGTAAAAACTTATTTTTTAAGAAGAAAAAAATTACATTTATTAGCTTTACAACCTGATGGTGTTATAAAGAAAAATATAAAAAATTCATCTGTTAATAGGGTTTATGGTTGTCATATGAATGGTCCATTAAAGGATGCTGCTGAAAGATATACTAAAGAATGGTTATTGCAAATTGATGATTATGATGAAAATGAACAACCTATAAGAACTTTAGATAAATTAGAAAGTACAAGACTTTTGGAAGAATTAATATTATATGAAAGAAAAGGTAATTATGACTTATTATCTGCATTATTTATGTGTTTAATACAGTTAAACGAAGAATATATTGATAAAGATTATAAGGAATCTGTTGCAAAAAGAAATGCAAGGAAACTGATTGAAGATATGTATAGAATAAATAATAATAATATTGTAACATGGATGGTATAAATTCAAGAGTACTTGAAAGTACAAAAGTCTTATCTACTTCTCAAAAAGAAGCAAATGATAAACAATGGTATAAAGATAAAATACAACTATTAGATACAGGTACAAGTAGAAATACTTATAATACTAATGGTCTATCAGAATATCATAGAATGAAGGTTAACTATGATTTATATAATAATATTCTTGATTTAAGTGATTTTGAATATGTAACTAAACCTTTTGGTGGAGAAGTTGGGGAGCTTCCTGCAAAAATGGTAAATAGAGATATTATATCTAATAAAATAAAGGTTATTCTTGGACTTGAATCTACAAGACCTTTTGAATATAAAATAATAGCTGTTAATCCAGAAGCCACTACAAGAAAAGAAGAAAAAGAATTTTCTATGATTCGTGATTATGTTATTAATAGCATAATAGAACCTATAAGAAAAGAATTAGAAGTTCAACAACAAGAAAAATTAAAAGGTAAAAAGTTATCTGAAGAAGAAATTGCTGAGATAAATGCACAAGTAGAGGAACAACTAAAAACTATGATACCTCCAGAAATAAAAACTTATATGGAGAGAAATCATTTGGATATTGCTGAAGTTCAAGCTCAACATTTACATGAATATTTATTAAGAAAAGAAAAACTTAAACGTAAATTCAATATAGGAATGAAACATGCTGCAATAACAGCTAAAGAATTTTATTGGGTTGGTGATGTAAATGGTGAACCTTCTGTAAGAGTATGTAATCCACTAAGGTGTAATTATGATAAGTCTCCTGAAACAGAATTTGTAGAAGATGGTGAATGGTTTACTTATGAGTATAGGATGACACCTTCACAAGTAGTAGCCTTTTTTGCAGATGAATTAACAAAAAAAGAAATTGATGATATTTATTTGGAATTTAAAAATTACCTTACAAGACCTTTAACAGAAGATTTATTTACCTTTTCTAAGAATACACTTATTACAGAAAATAGTAATACAATTAGGGTTTTGCATTGTGTATGGAGAGCTTTAAGAGAAGTTCAGTTTCTTACTTATACAGATGAAGAAGGTAATATACAGCAAACAATAGTTGATGAAACTTATAAATTTAATCCTGAAGCTGGTGATATAGATATTCATACAGAATATTTACCAGAAATATATGAAGGTTATAAAATAGGTGTTAACACTTACAAAAGATTAAGACCTCTTCCTGGTCAATTTAGAGATATGGATAATCTTTATAATACACCTCTACCTTACTATGGGGCTATTTATGATGCTGATAATAGCTTACCTACATCTCTTCTTGACAGAGGAAAAATATGGCAATATTTTCTCAATATAGTTTACTATAGACTTGAACTTGTACTTGCTTCTGATAAAGGTAAAAAAGTTCTTATGAATCTAAATGCTATCCCAGATTCTGTAGGTTTAGACATTACAAAGTTCAAGTATTTTATGGAAACATCACCTTATGGTTGGCTTGATCCCAATCAGGAAGGTACTGGTTATAATGATATGAATACTGTAGCAAAAGTTATTGATTTATCTACAGCTTCAGATATAGCTAAATATGTTGAACTTGCAGAAAAAATAAAAAGAGAATGTGGTGAAGCTATGGGAATCTCACCTCAAATGGAAGCTCAAATAGCTCAAAGAGATGCAGTTGAAAATACCAAACAGATATTACAGCAAAACTCTTTAATGTTAGAACCATTTTTTAGCTTACATGATCTTGTAAAAAGAAATGTTTTAAATGCCTTAATAAATCAAGCTAAAGTCTCTTATGCTAAAAGTAAACCTAAAAAACTTTCTTATGTATTAGATGATATGTCAGTTAAATCTTTTGACTTTGATTTTAATTTATTGGAAAATTCTACATTAGGCTTATTTATAAGTAACTCTGGAGAAGTTCAAAGAATGAAAGATACTTTATTACAGTTGTCTCAAGTTGCATTACAAAATCAACAAGCAACTTATAAAGATATTATTTCTATTATGAAAGAGCCAAGTATTTCAGAAGCAGAGAATATTCTTGAAAAATCTCAAAAAGAATCTTATGAAAGAGAAATGAATAAAATGCAACAGGAACAAAATAATGCTAAGGAACTTGAAAAGATTAAAGAAGATGCTGCTAATAAACAACATGAAAGAGAAAAAGAACTTATTGTTTTGAAAGAATCAGAAAGAAGAGAGACAGAAATTCAAAAAATATCTCTCGTAGGTGCATCTTATAATCCAGAGTTAGATAGAGATAATGATGGAGAAAATGATTTTATAGAAATTGCAAGAAAAGGTCTTGAAACAGAAATAAAGCAAAGAAAACAAAACCTTGATGAGAGAAAATTTGAACTTGAAAAACAAGTAAAAAAGGAAGAATTAGATATAAAAAGAGCAGCTTTAAATAAAAGAAACAATAGTAAAAAATAAAAAGCTATTAGACATTATATAAAAATTTTTAAGTTTTAAATTTATGATTATTAATTTTCAATCTTAATTTTGTATGGCAGAAGAAAAAGAAGTTTTATCAGAATTAAATATTCTTGACGATTTCCAATGGGATGAAAAGGATATTAATTTTTTTGGAGAAGGTATTAGTAAAGAAGAATTAGAAAAAGATATACCTAAAAATATTCCAAAGAAAAAAGAAAAAGAAGGAAAAGAAGAAGACACATTCTCAGAAGAGTCTGAAGAAGAAGTAAATCACTCTTTTGAATTTGAAGAAAATGAAGAAGATGAAGAAAGTAGTAAGTCTAAAAACATTAAAACTACAAAGTCTAAAACAGATAATAATAAAGATGATGTAGATACTATTGAATCTCACAAGGTTGTTAATTTTCTTATGAAACAAGGTATTATAGACCTTGATGAAGAGCAATTAAAAGAGTTTGAAGAACTTGATGATGTAGATAAAGAAGAAATTATAAAAGATTTTTATTTTAAAGCTGTTGAAGATAAATTTGAAGAAGATATAAAAAATCTTCCTGAAATTGTAAAAAATAGTTTGAAAATAGCAATTAAAGGTGGTAATGTAGATGAGTATTTATCATCTGTTTATACTTCTAAAAATACAGGTTTAACTAAAAATATGAATCTTGAGGATGAGTTAATTCAAGAGAAAATAACTAAATATAAACTTATAGAAGAAGGTTATGATGATGATTATATTGAGTCTCAAATAGAATTTTTAAAAGATTCAGATAAATTAAAAATAACTGCAGAAAAGTATTATAATAAATGGAAGAAAGATGAAGAAGAAAAAGAAAAAAAATATTTAAAAAGTGTTGAAGAAGAAGCTAATGCAAGAAGAAACTCACAAATTGAATATAGAAAATCTTTAGCACAACATCTTTCAACACTTGAAGATATTAAAGGTTTTAAAATATCTAAGAAAGAAATTTCAGAATTACCGGAATACATAGCTGTACCAAACATAAAGACTTCTACAAATCAAGTTATAACAGGATTTCAGAAAGATTTATTTGAAGCTATGAAAGATAAGGATAAAGTTATTCTAATGGCAAAAATATTAAAAAGTGATTTTGATTTTTCAATTTTAGAAAAAACTTTAAAAAGCGAGCAAACAAAAAATTTAAAAGAAAATTTACAGAGACAAAAAGAAAATAAGAACATAAATTCTACTATAGGAAGTTCACAAAAACAAAAGAGATTAGTAGATTTTTTTGATTAAAAATAAATTAAATTAATATGAGTACACTTGGTAGTAAATTAGTTACTAAAGAAATGCAGTGGAATGCAAATATGACAGAACTCAATCACTTGGGAGCTGCCCTTATTGCAAGACCACAGAAATTAATTGGAGTAGTAGATCAGTTATTTACATCTAAAAATTATTTTTCAGATAATCCTTTATCTGCATCTTTAATTGGTGGTAAATTTACTGAAGAAACTATTGGAACAACAGAGTGGGAATGGGATTTGAAAGGTGCTACAATCAGACCTCTTATTAGCTTGGAAAATCTTGAAACAAGTCAAACACCAGGTAAATATCAACGTTCTTTTAAACTTAAACTTGATGAAAACTGGTATCTTGCAGGAGATATTCTACATCCAGGTACATCTAATAAGAAGTATCAGGTTCGTGTTCAAAGTGATCCAGTACCACATGGAGATGGATGGGTATATACAGTAGTAATGGCTTCAGGTAAAAATGAAGATTTCTTACCTGTAAAATATCTTACTTATGGACAACAGTGGGGTAAATTGTTCTCAAAATATGAAGAAGCTGCTGAACAAAGTGGTTCTGTACAATTTAGTACACCAATTTCTTTGAAAAATAGAATGTCTTTATATCGTAAACAATATAAAATTACTAACCTTGCTTCTACTGAAGTTTTAGCTGTAGCTATTCCTGTATTAAAAAATGGTAAAGTTACAATGGTAGATTCATGGATGAAATATGCTGAAACTCCATTTTGGCAACAGTGGTATCGTGAAATTGAACGTGGTTATTGGTATTCTCGTAGTACAGACAAGGTAATAGGTGGAAATGGAAGACCTGTTATTTCTGGTCCTGGTATCCAAGAACAGTTGGAAGATTCTCATATTCATCGTTATTCTTTCCTTACAGCAAAGTTGATTGAAGAATATTTGATGGATATTTTCTATTCTCGTGTTAAACCTGGTAAAGGTCGTCATGTAAAAGGTTATACTGGTGAATATGGTATGATACAGTTCCATAGAGCTATTCAAGATTGGCAGAATAAATCTGGTTTTATTAAAAACGTTGAGGTTTATAGTAATAAAATAGCTTCTGAATATCATACAAATGCTCTTGAAGCAGGTTATCAATTTGTTCGTTATAACATGGCTAATGGAAGTTCTCTTGAACTTGTTCATAATCCATTATATGATGATAGGACTATTAACTTTGAAATTGATCCTATTACAGGTTTTCCTGTTGAATCTCAACGTATTACATTCCTTGATTTTAATGGTGAAGGTAATCAACCTAACTTGAAGATTATGAACAAAAAAGATGGTTATGCTTTTGGTTATGTTCAAGGTCTTTATGGTCCTTATGGTCCTATTAATGGAGGTTTTGCTGCTCACTCAGGAAGTTATTATGAAATGCACGTTGAAAAAATGACAGGTCTGCATATTCATGATGTAACTCGTTGTGGTGAACTTATTCTTTCACGTAATTAGTATTTGATATATTTAAAACTTTACCTATCGGTACACCGCTATGAGTAGTGGCGGAATTGGAACTACTCACTTTAAAATTACGAAAATGATAATAAACACAACAACAGACGGAACTGGCACAAACACCGCCATTACTTATAGCGAGTGTTATGCCCCGTTATTTATCGACCGCAAACAATACGAGGACGATTTACAACGCAGACAAAAAGAACATTTAGATAATGTTTACGGAAATCAAAATAGGAATTGGCGACCTTGCTTACATGATAGTTGTCCCGATTGTTTAGGAACTGGAATAAGGCGAGATGGCGGAATGTGTGTTCATGGAATTAGTTGTCCGTGTCCGAAATGTACGCCCTCTTATTAATGTGGCATAACGGCTGCGTATAAAAAACGTTGCCATTTTTAAACACAAATGTCAAACTTAAAACAAAACTTGATATGAAATACAAAGTTCAATTAACCGATGAAGCTGGCAATGTTTTTTTATACGATGTTAGCCGTAGTTCTTCTTCTGAAAAGACACTCAATGACTTCATTTTAGAAGCGTTACAAATTTCAGAAGATAAACGGGAACTTCCTGTAAAAATACAATGCCCAAACGGGTTAGAGGTAGCACCTTCAATTAAAATGAAGTTTGAAAACTATGGTTCGCCACTGCTTGGAGATAAACTCGAAGCGATGCACATTACTTGGCGTGATTGAATTACGGCTAACGTATGGCAATATGAAACTGTTGCCTTGTAAGACGTTTCAAATTTACTGACAGCCTATCGGCAACTGTTTTATATTGCTTGTTAGGCACAGTACGGAATAATTAGTAATAACTTAAAAATAAATTATATGGCAGATTGGACAGGAAATAGCAACAGCATTTATAAAACGCTTGGGGCAAGTAACCACACAGACAAAGAACGACAAAACGAAGATTTTTACGCAACCGAACCAAAGGCAGCTAAATTACTTTTGGAATTAGAAACATTTTCGCCAAATATTTGGGAATGTGCTTGTGGAGATGGTAGTTTGAGTAAAGTATTTGAAAGTGCTGGATACAATGTAAAAAGTACAGATTTAGTTGATAGAGGATTTGGCGAAAGTGGAATAGATTTTTTAAACTCACAAACTGAATGGGATGGCGATATAATTACAAACCCACCTTATAAATTTGGGAAGGAGTTTGTAGAAAAAGCACTGCAAATAATACCCGAAGGTAAAAAGGTAGCGATGTTTCTTAAACTACAATTTATGGAAGGTAAGGCAAGGAAAAATCTATTTCTTAAATACCCTCCAAAAGTAATTTATGTTTCCGCTTCTCGGTTGCTTTGTGCTAAAAATGCAGAGTTTGACAAAATGATTGAAGGTGGTGGAAGTGCTGTTGCTTATGGTTGGTATGTGTGGGAGAAGGGATATAAAGGCAAAACAGAGCTGCAATGGTTCAATTAACGTACTTTCGTAGTATTGTGCCTAACATCACGCTATGCGAAATTTTTGTAATACAAATATCACTTATTAAACTGATT